CCCACAGACTGTACACATGACCAAGAGTCAGGTGCCCGATGGGCACATGACCAACTTGTTAATGGTAAATCTATGTTTTCTGTAGATTTAAGTGGAGCGACTGATAATTTTCCAATTTCTCTCCAACTATCTTTATTAGATAGCCTCGGGTTGAAGTCCGAGGCCGAACTAATTAAAGGTATGGCGAGTGGCATCTGGATGTTACATCCGGATCTTCACACCGATCTTTTGAACGGTGGCCACCAAATTGCTACAACCTATACTAAGGGTCAACCACAGGGGCTATATTCTAGCTTTCCTTTGTTTGGCCTTACACATAACCTGCTTGTAAAGAGGTTGTGTGTTAAACTTAAAATAGATGTAGATGATAGTTTCCGTATACTTGGTGATGATATCATTATTAATAATGAGAAGCTTCACAAGTTTTACAGAGACTTCATGAAGAAGGCTGAAGTTCCTATCTCAGAGAGCAAGTCACTGCAAAGTGACAAACTAGCTGAGTTTGCTGGGTACGTAATAACTAGAAATGGTTACTACAAACCTGCTAAGGTTCCAAATCCGACTTCCAATACGCCGTATGAGAATAGTTTTTACAACTATCTCAAAGTTGTTGGCGAAGAAGGTATTAAGTACCTACCTAGTAAACTAAGAAAGCTAGCGACGCAAGTCGCAATACTTCCTGAAGAGCTAGGTGGGCTGGGGCTTAACAGCCGTGGTCTATCTTATGAAGATAGAACTAAATACTTTCTTGAGAGATTAGATGATGAAGATAAAATACCTAGGTATTTTTCAATGGAAGGAAACTTTATTGCGGTTCGCTATGAAAATAGCTTTCCAGAATACTGTGACCCGATGTTGAATTGGCTCCACGACCAGTGGAGACTCTATGAAGATCATTGCGAGAATATTATTTCTAACAATCCCATGTTTGCAAACATGGTGAATGCTGGAATCGCTGAACTTCACTCCCTTGCTTATCAACTGTCTTCCCTCTCAGAGGGAGGTGCAGATGGCAAGGTGCTTCTTGGAAACAAGAACAGTGAGAATATCACCACTCGGCCTACCCGTACAGACTATCATATCTGGAAAGATAGGTTTTCCGAGAATAGTGACGCAGAATATAATCCAGTTGATGTAGATACTAAATTACACTCAACGTCTGATGCC